CGGACGTCACTCCTTGCACTGCTTTATCTCAAAACTAACTCTCTTAAGAGCGCTACTATGAATTAGCCATAATATGACCAACCCAATTCACACGCTTAAATCACCCCTTCTTTCACGGAATTTCACCGGAAAGGTAGGTCTTTTTGTGTAATTGACACCAACACGGAGGCATACGTTTAAATACCACACTCGTGTTGTTACACTCACTGCTTTTCAGCAGAATTACCGGGGCCAACGGGCCATTTCAGGCACCGGTAATAAATAAAAAATTTGCATATCGCGACCAGCTGCGATATACCATTTGATGCTTGCAATAGCATCATCCCCTGATGTATCTGAATCTATCCCAATACCAGGCACTCCTGGTTGTACTGTCGGTAGGTTTGTTCCATAAGGTGAATGATACTGTGCCATATAAGGGTAATAAAAAGGGACTTCTACCTCGGCATTTTGCCATAATGACGGGACTAGTCCTGTTGCTCCATTCGCTACCTCAAAATCAAAGGTAGGAGTAGCAACAGCTATGGCAGGATACGGGTTTTGATTTCTAACCCAATAAGCAGCATCTGGATTTGTAGAGGCCGAATTTTTAGTTATATGAATCTTGACTCGCCTAGAACCTCTCCACCATCTAAAAAGGGCCATAACCCAAGTCCCATTCGAAATTTGAGTTGCCCCTGTTGAAACTGATGGAAGTATAGGGTATTCAGTGTCTAACGTGTCCCCGAAAGCCACGGTCGCAGATGAACCTGCGAAATCGAATCTACCCAGAACATGTTCTATAGTCTTAACGCGATCTGTTCCTGTTGCAAATTTTGTAGGCGCAAACTCACGTCCGAATGGATTTCGAAAAGGTCGTTGAAACTCTATGTTCATATCCATCTGAGGTGTGTACACCACTCGGGATGAAGGCAATATTGTTGCAGTCGTAGGTTTTTGAACGGGTTGCTGCTTGCGCAATCCGGGGTTGGTATCATCCGGAGTAATTGCAATTAATTGTCTGAATTCAAAATCTTCTGCGGCAGCTATGGTGGAGGCCATCCACACCGAAGGCACACTGCTTCCTGCTCCTTTTACAATTTCCTCTACATATACTGATAAATATCCAAATGTATAATGTGACGGATCTATATCATTTCCTGCTCCCGCTACCTCCAAGTAACAGGGTGTCCATGGTTGATGTGCAAGATAAGGTATTGTTATTTCAAAATTTTCTGTGCCTCTAACTGTAATTACCTCAGAATAGATGTCTCCTATATCATTGTAACCTATTCTCGGAGCATCATTAAATACTGTAACGTCAAAATAATCACACAAATACTTGAGACAAATTCGAATTCTAGCAGTGATTAAAGGGCTTGAGAAGAAAGATAACATAACCTTTATACCTCCTCTCCAGAACTTAAAACACCTACTTAAATAACACATATAGGTAGGAATTTTTTGGAACCCTATTGGATTTGTGGACACGGCCGTTACATTATTCAGCATCATACTAGGATCAACTCGGCTTGCATAAATGGCACCTTCAATTAACTCATGCCACCCAACCACGGCGGGCTTGGTAACAATATCAGTAATGCGGTGGTTACCGGGGGAACTTTCTCCTGCCCATGAAGCATCGCATATGCTGGATTTTGAATTTAAAGTCAAATAATTCATTTGAAAATCCGGCAATGCTGTTGACATATCTCCAAATGGGCTATACTTAACTCCAGTCTGCCCTCCAATCTCTGCAGTTTTCAGCTCATCAGGACTAATATCCTCATCCTTATAAGCTTCATAAAAAGTTTCTGTTTCATTTCGAACTACAGAATCGAAAGTGGTCTTAATTTCGGAAGCAGCAGCAAATGCCTCTGTTCCCGTTTTCTTAACCGCATTATATGTTTCTAAGCCTTGTTTGAATTGACTGTATGCTGCTCCTCCAACTGCTGCAGCCGCACTAGCACCTGCTGCCATATTTCTGAATGCTCCATTAGTGTTTAAGCCTGATTGTTCATAATAGGTACGAGGCTTTGGTCCTGCTACTTCCACATTTTCTAAGCCCATATATATTGACACAGGAACTGATGTATCAACTGTTGAGTCAACAGTACTCATAAACGCTCCAAGCCTAAAATGCCACATTTGTGCTGCGACATTAAACTGTGATCCAGGTGCACTAGAAGGCGTCAATGGTAAATATTGTCCAGGAAAATGAAAGGGAAATATTTTCTCCATAGTTTGACAGCTTGAAATATCCAATAAAACAGGATTAGCTGATCCTGGATGAAAATACGGGTCAGTTGATGTACTACCCCCCTCAACAAAAGGCATCGCAGAAAACTGTATGAAACCATATTGTTGAGGCACAGCATTTATAACTAATTTAACACGGACATCAAAACGCATAAGAGAAAACATTGTTAGTACACGTTTTAAAGAACTCTCTGCGAAAAGATTCGTAAGATCAAAGAAGAACGTACTTAAGCTGGTCATGCTTACTTTTTGGATCTCGTACATCCTCCGTAACGCGTGTGACGGCGTTGGGTCATCAAAAGGAGTCAACGGATACGATGGAGTTACTATCTGATTGACTATAACTCCATCCTCATCTTGTTTCATTTCGGTAAACTCCTTGTGTAACGAAACTGGCGCATCGGTAATTCTACCTATGTGCAACGACGTTTCGTCATTTTGTAAATTTTTGTCCACGCTGGACGAATTTAAAGATTGTTGTTTGGCGGATAATTTTAACTTAGGCGACAACGTACTATCCATTACGTCGTGGCTAGTTATGACTCTTTAACTTGTGGCAGCACCCTAATCAAAGTCTGGTAGTCAAATAAAATCCAGACTAAGGGGTTAACGCCAATTTTATAGCTCAAGCATCAAAGAATTGGGATTATCATTCTCATAATAACCCATTCTAATGCGAGCTTTCCAATATCTATACGTCCTAATCGGGGGACTAGGGTACTTTAAAGCAGTAAGTTGCTTGGTTATAAATCCAATATAAGAATCATATACATGCTCCTCATAATGGGCACATTCTCTAGCAATAACATCCATATTGGAATCAAAAATCTCAAATTCATGTTTTTTATCCCTCGACCAAAACAGCATTCCGTTCAATGCTGTTTCTCGCAAGGGAGCAAACACGAATTCCCCCTCTTCCCTAAAACCTCTTCCTAAAAAGATTAATTCGTCTCTAGCAAGAAACGGTTCGATAACATCACCTTTAGTTGGTCCAGTATACGTCATTCCGAACAATTTCTTAGCCGCTTGTGCTATTGTAACATTGTTGAAAAATTCGCGACAATCCTCGCGAACTCCCCCTATGTTATCATCACCATAAAAGAAACCTGAAAAACATTCCTCAAATTTCTTATCTGTGCTGTCTCTCAGATAAACGAAAATCATTTTAAAAATAGTAAAACTAATAAAAGAATTTATAAAACTTGTAATCCAATTACCAGACGTATTTGATGCTACGCTAGTAAAAACTCTGTTCCCATAAATGTAATGAGCCGAAAATGTCATTTGCACTACACTCCACAACTCATTCCACTCCGGACTTCCAACCTGATACCTGTAGTAAGAATTACAAAACTTAAAAAATAATTCAAGAAACAATCTTTTTAAACTAGCATCGTAACCTGAAAAATCTCCTCCTACAAATCCTCCGGAAAACTTATTAATTTTATCGAATATCAACTTCCACCCCACGCCATGTGGATTCACTCCTACAGCGCCTGATGTGATACTCCAGTGGGCTTTAAGCTTGGCAACTAGGTCACCTAGCACTATTTTACACAAAATCATAGCATATAGATCATTATTAAAAAATACTCTACTTTTGTGTTTTTCTTCCATCAATTCATCCTTTATGGTCAAAATGTCAATAGTTAAATTTACGAAACCTTTTCGTGCGGTCTCTGCTAATTTTCCTACCGTATCAATTAACCCAGGATCGACAAATCCATTAGCTATACAAAAGGCTTCTTTTCGAGTTAAATAAGGAGTGCACGGCCCCACAGACGTAGTATCATCTAATGGTTGGATATTACGCATTGTATTACCCAAACAAGCCTCCACAACGCCTCCAGGCAATCGTTCAGCGACAATTTTAAGATCACCGCCGAAGCCCATATAAATGTCCTCAATTTTACTAAGTTCAATAAATTCATCACTTATATAATTTGTTTCCAACGGCATCGTTCGGTGAAATTTTAAATTATCCTTGAACGGATTTCTTCTTAACCCATCTTCATCTGTGTAAGACTTGAGCGGCGCTGGTCTCACATTTAACGCAAACCGGCCATTCTCTTCTGGCTCCAATATGGTTCTATTGAAAGCAGTCTCATTTGGCAGAAAATATGTCTTGTCTAATTTTCCTTTACTAAACAATCCTGGAAGCGTTACTGATTGATGATCATATTTAATCTCAACAAATGGTCGATCCTTTAATGATCCATCAACCAAGTCTGTATCAAATAAACGTCTCATTTCTGTGTCTGACAAAACATCAGATTTCCATAATGGTACAACTATGCTGTCATCCGCTACTCGCCCTATATGTAGTCCAATCAGGGGAAATGCGAGTTTTGCACAGCTCAACTCCGATCCTCCAATAATGGGGTAACCACAATCACCTGCTTTTCCTTTTCCATCTTCCAAGATATACACGTTATGCCACTTCATATTCAGTTTATTGGAACAATACTCATGATCAGTATCAAAATAAACCTTCGAGCCAGTCGCATACTGCGTACAAAACAAGCTTCCATCTGTTGTTTGCTCTAAGCGCCCCACATGTTTTATAGCCTCCGCTGATATATCGTCCTTGTTAAACATTCTTTTTACCAAATTTTTGACTGGACATACAATATTGGGTCTTATCCTAACCAACAGCAAATCTCTTCCTTCGGGTTCACTAATTTTAAATTGTTTTTTTGACAATTTAACTCCATTATTTCCATCTGAGGTGAACAATGTTATGTGCAACACTTCATCACCCATGGTATAATGCCGAACTACTGCTAATTGACCAGAGGTCAACCACATTGCTGGACAGTGAAAAATCGTTTTAGTTGTTTCTACTGAGACAAAGCACATGTTCCGTGAAAATATTGTCATTCTATCATAATCATCTCCTTGAACATCATAGACCTTTTTACCTTTATGAGTACGATACTGTAACTTATTTGGCTTTGCTAAATTACCTTTATGTATAGACTGTTCACAAAAACCACACTCACTGGAAACATCCCATGCTGAATCAACTACAGGCGTCATGCAAGCTGGCAAAATAGCCTTCATCACTGCTGGAATAATTGCATAAACTAACAATAATACTGTAGCCACAACTGCTATTATCCCAACTAATACTAGGGCAATTTTCTTCAGTGCAAACCGAATCTCATAACCGAACAATCTACGCATAAAAGTTTTATCCTCATGCCAACGGCACAAACATTCATCTGCTCTCATATTAATTACCATAGGAAAAATTGGTGTCAAAAAAGGCTTCAATGCAGGTTTCAGTCGTCTTATCATACCTCTATTTTCTAATAAAAATCCTGCTATCCATGATCCGCAATTTGCTAAAAAGTCAGCTTTAAACAATCGACACATGAGGTTTTGATTGTACAAACCCCCTGCTTGGAAGTCGATCGGATAAATCCCGACTGTGTCATAACCTGCTACATCATTAAAATCTCTATTTCTCAAAATATCCATAACTTTCTCTGATTTCATAGTATACAGGTACCATTCTTGACACATTCCTAACAACTCAGGTTCCAAATTTATTCGGTTCATTAAGTCACTCATATATTTCACATCGTGGTCATAAATTTTTAAAACGCGCTTTATAATGTGTTTCATAAACGGAGCATCAAAAGGGTCTGTTAATCCGTCCACTTGTTCGAACCATCTATGAATTTCATCAACAAAAAATGATGGATGAATATCATATGATTCGTTCAACTCACTCACTATTTCCTTCAAATAAGGCTCAATAGTACATGGTGTCCCGCACTCGAAGATAAAAATTAAGTGTATTAAAACGCTGGGCAAATCTCTAGTTTCAAAATAGGTCAGAATCAAATCATCACCATTGGTAGTTTTATCATAGTACTCATTTAGACGTTTAATTAAATGTTCTTGATCATCCAAACTAAGTAAATTAAAATACTTCCCGGCAACACTAGCTGTTACATCCGCACCTAAACCCGTGTACAATTTTAATAATTATGTCATTCTATATATCGTGGGTCGTTCCCCACTAACCAATTCCTTAACAACCTTGTAAATAAAATGGGCTGTGTCAAAAATCCCTTGCTCATCATATTCAACTCGCATTGGATCTGTCATTATCTCTTCCTCTGACTCTGATGAAATAGACTGTTCTCTACTATTGACACTTGGTGTTATATCAGATGCTAAAAACTCTTCCAAAGTCTCTTTCTTTGAAACTACTAATCTTCCATTTTTCCATTTTTGGTTCATTAATTTTGAGCCTAATGACGGTTCTTCGTGCATGGATACTAAATAATCAACCAATGCATCAACAACATCATAAAATCTACAAAACAAAGGGGCATTCAAATCCTCAGTTTCTTCAAACGTTCGAACTCGAGCTAAAGACAATAATTTATGATACGGGCTAGTAGGTACATTTCCGACTGTGTCCATAATAAAATATTTCCAACATTCATCTAGATTATCGCAAGTCAAATCCAATGTTCCATCTCTCACGCAGCGTAATGGAAAAGACAAGCGTCTTACCACTGCTTCCTTACATGTCAAATGGACATTGTTTAAATCCGAGATGTTAGTTGTAGTTACAACAATCTCACTGCTCATGTAACTATTTCCTTTATCATCAATAGCTGCTTGATCAAGTGGACACGTTCCATCATTTACTAAACTTGTTAGCAACATACTTTCTTCAGCTCTGAGTGTAGCATCAGATGACGCAAACAACTCGTCTATCATTAGCACCCATTGGTGTTTATAGCCAGTGAAATACTCACTAGTTTTGGCTTTTGAATATATGTGAGCATGATTAAACTCATCTCTATAAGAAGCAATATGAGGATATTTTTCCCGCATTGTTGAATGTACTGCTGATAATATACCTTCCACCGAATTTGTTTTTCCTTGGCCAGGAGCACCCATCAAGTAAACCCATGCTGGCATTTTCCTACCAGTATATATGACTGCATTGGCATATATAGCATTATTAGCTCGCTTTACATTCTCATAAACTCTTTGATAAGCATGACGCACAGTGGGTTCAATATCCTTACAACACGTTAGTCTCAACCATTCTTCCTCCATATCCTTATATAAATTTTGAATATCAGTTATAGTTTGCCTATTTGAAAACATATTCATCTCCACTTTTGGATCATTAAATATGGCTGCTGCTCGATCCATTAAGTTATATGCTACTTCTAATCGATCTTGTATTAAATATTTATTATCTTTAGTAACAATATAAGCCATGCCCATTCCAAAAGTATAAGCATTTCGTGATAGTATTGAAACAACATTGCCGGCAAATCGATGACGACTGAAAAAATCACACAATTTCTTAATGTGTGGTTCTTCCACATGAATGCTTAACATACTCGCTGCCAAACTCACTAGTCCAGATATAAATCCTTCCTCATCACGACCTTGTTCTACGAATTGTTCATGCTTTGAAAATCGATTATTGAACCATTGGCTAACATAATTCATTCCTGGCACATCATGTCCTTGAGTTAATAATTCTATAATTGCTGCTGATCCGTTCGAAAACTTCTCTCCCAAGAACAAGTATGCAGATGAGATAATTGATGGTAGCAAAACTAATTGAGCGGCTACCAACGATCCAATTTGGCAGACTTCCATACCGATCTTTGAAAATAATCTCTTAACACTGTCTAAAACATTAGACATTCCATTCCATATGGCTGTACCTGCTTTCAAAAACCCATCTTTTATTGAGGTAACCATGGTCCAAAATAGACCACTAAACCCAGAGGACAAACATTCATACATAAATTCGCTTATAACATCCATAATTTTGTCCTTCAAAAAATCCACCACAGCATTACTCTGTTCCTCAAAATTTATTCTATTAAAGTTATGACATATGGCCTTTCGTAAGTTAGGGCCATATGGGGAAACATTATCTAGGAGCTTCTTTAACAAGGAAAATAAGGGCTTTGGATAACTAAAAGTTTTCCAGTTCCTTAAAAACCAAGTAATATCAGAACCGAATAAATAATTTGCATCATACTCCTTGCCGGTTCTAAAACTGACTGGTACTCCACACGCCATGGCTTTAAATGATGCGATAACATAATCTCTTACTTTCATTTTCGTCGCATCATAAGTTAACCAACCCAATCTATGTAAGTTGGTTAAGGCAACACGAGCTCGATAAACTAATTTCAATCTAGATTGTCCATATTCGGCTACGTGTGCTTCATATTTTTTTGCTGATAATGATACCTGTTCTATCATGGCTAACACATCAACGTACATTTTGTTTTTATTTTTATTATCATTATGCCAGTCAGAAACGACATCTGAATGACATTTTCTATCTCTCTCCATAATTTTTATGACTTCTTCTTTTGGTGTACCAGAGTCAGATGACTCTAATACTTCATCTTGCTCACTCTTCATTGTGACTTCAATTTCTAAATTATGAGTGGCTTCGGTCACACCATGTAGCTTTAATAAAGGACACAATGTAACTTCTACGAGGTCAGGGTTAAACTTATCAAGCTCAACTCCCATGTCTAGATCCAAACCCAATTCTGGTACATGAATCTCCATGGCAGCGCTATCTAAGATAACAAAAATTTTTAAAGTAGGTTTAACGATCAAATGTGACATTTCGTGCTTCTTTGCTGTAAATGTTCTGTTTGGTCGCCCAGTATGTGTCGCTTCCGCTGGGTCCGCGCTATGTTACTAGTAGGAATTGCACCTACAGGAAGTTCCAACATAGACTCAGTATTGAGTGGAGATGGCCTTATGGCACGCTCGACGTTAACACTCAACACTTAGAGTTGTGGATTTATTAATTCATCCATTAACATATTAATTCTCATTACTTATAATTTTCATACTTTAGTATTTGGGCCTCTTTATTTTAATAATAAGCGTGGTCAAACCACTTCACAAGAACCAAGGTCCTTAAGCTCAATCTTATTACCAGTCATAAATCTGTGAATTCTATCGTAGAGTTACGCATTACGAAAAACCCAAACTTTATCTGTACTTCCATTATCAAATTTCTTAATTAATACTTTCACTTCATAAAAATTTTTACCACTAATATACCTAATATACTTTAAATATGCTAAACAAATTTAATTTTATTTTATAATTTTTATTTTTGTATTTGATTTTGTTTTTAAAGTTTTTTTTTATATTTTTATTTTATAAAACTAATTATCTAAAATATGGTATAAAGTTAATAACGCGTCTATAAATATAAACTGCTATATTAAATGTAAACGTCCTTCACTAATAAATAGTAGATCTCCGAAGTTTTTAAAACTCCTTCATACTATCGTATTAGGATCTCCAGACAATTACATATAATAACACAGCGCATATTATG